CTACCGTGGGGGTAACTGTCAGGTACTAGAAGAAGAGTTAGTGTCTCACAACCCTGCTCACGATGACTGTAAGGATTGCCTAGCAGCAGCTGTAGAGGTTGCAATCAAGCCAAGTAGTTCAGTAAGACGTATTCGAAGTCAAGATACTAATGTAGTATTTCACCCTAAGTTCGGTGGTGTTGCATTTTAGCACTTGACAATGTAATCAAATTGTTGTATTATTACAACATAGACTAAGACTAGGAGTCGAAATGGCTGGTACTACAATTGATCTAGACGGCATTATAGATCCACATGCTCTTGCTGTGGACATTGCCAGCCGTTGGACTACTTGGAACAATGCTCGTTCTAGTAAAGTAGAAGAGTGGAAAGAACTACGTAACTACCTGTACGCAACTGATACACGTACTACAAGTAACAATAAGCTTCCTTGGTCTAACTCTACGACCACCCCTAAGCTTACTCAGATCTCTGATAACCTACATGCTAACTACTTCGCAGCTTTGTTCCCCCAGAAGCGGTGGATGAAGTTCGAAGCAGAGGATGCCTCATCAGACGTAAAGATTAAACGTGACATCATCCAGTCCTACATGGAAAACAAGTTACGTCAGTCTGACTTCATTAACACAACAAGTAAACTTATTAACGACTACATTCAGTACGGTAACTGTTTTGCCACTGTAGATTATCAACGTAAGATTACAGAGTATGAAGACGGAGACCGTGTAGTTAACTACGTTGGTCCTAAGCTTGTTCGTATCTCACCTTACGACATCTGCTTCAACCCAATAGCTGCCGAGTTTGCTGACACGCCTAAGATCATCCGTTCTGTTCTCACCCTTGGTGAAGTCCAACGTATGGTAGAGAGTGGTGTAAACAAAGAATACATGTCTGAGATCTTTAACAAGATGCTCGTCAACCGTAGCTCTGCTAAAGGTGCAGACGTAGACAATGCTAAGTCTCAGGCGTTTGTAGCTGATGGTTTCTCTAACATCACAGAGTACTACGAATCTGACTTCGTAGAAGTACTTACTTTCTATGGTGACATTTATGACACAGAGACTGGTAAGTTTCTTAACAATCGTATCATCACTATTGTAGATCGTTCTTACGTTATTAACAATGAAGAGAACCCATCTTGGTTGGGTCGTGATCCTATCTTCCACGTAGGTTGGAGAGACCGTCCAGACAACATCTACTCAATGGGTCCACTAGATAACCTAGTTGGTATGCAGTACCGCATTGACCACCTTGAGAACTTGAAGGCTGACGTGTTCGATCAGATCGCCTACCCAGTACTTAAGATCCGTGGTGACGTAGAAGACTTTGACTTCGAACCTAATGCTCGTATCTACCTAGGTGACGAGGGTGACGTAGGTTACCTTGTACCTGACTCGACTGCACTTAATGCTGACTTCCAGATCCAGAACTTAGAAGCTAAGATGGAAATGATGGCGGGTGCCCCTCGTGAGGCTATGGGTATCCGTAGTGCTGGTGAGAAGACAGCCTTTGAGGTTGGTCAACTTATGACAGCAGCTGGTCGTATCTTTCAGCACAAGACTGCTCACTTCGAACGTGTGTTCCTTGAGCCTATCTTGAATGCTATGTTGGAAGTGTCTCGTCGTAACATGGACTACGAAGACGTAGCTAAGGTTCTCAACGAAGACACTGGTCTGTACTTCTTTACAGAGATTACTCGTGAAGACCTTAAGGCTAACGGTAAGATTGTTCCAATGGGTGCTCGTCACTTTGCTGAACGTGCTCAACGTGTACAGAACCTAACACAGATGTATCAACTTAAACTGTCTGATCCTACTGTTGCTGCCCACCTATCGGGTAAAGAGTTTGCACGTCTAATGGCAGACGAGCTAGGTGAACCAGCTTTGTTTAGTGAGAACATCTCTGTCACTGAGCAGATGGAAACACAGAAGGTTGCTCTTGATGCTCAGGTTGAGTTCGAGGCTGCACAAGAGGAAGCTGCTGAACAAGGGATGCAAGAACTACCCCCTGTTGAGGAAGCACCCGCAGAGGAACCAGAAGTTGAAGAAGAAGAGCTTTGAAGTCCGCATGGTTTAAAAACTGCAAGGACAAAGCAGCAAAAGATAAAGTTAAACAAGAGATAGTTTCCCAGAGGGAAGTCCTTGTTAAGCTAGAAGAGATTCTTGAGTCTATGCTCAAGGATACCACCCCTGCCTCTGATTATGATTCCCCTTCGTGGGCTTATAAGCAAGCAGATCGTAACGGGTTCAATCGAGCAGTGACCACTGTGTTGGATCTAATCAACTTAGACAAGGATTAACAATGAGTGTATTCTCTGACGAGCAGGTGACCCCTGATACTCAGAACCAAGAAACTTCTACGGAGCAGCCAACCAGCCCTTCGGTACTAGGAGATCTTGTGGGCGAAGGACGGAAGTTTAACGATGTTGAAGCTCTTGCTAAAGGAAAGCTAGAAGCTGATCGGTTCATAGAGCAAATGAAGCTTGAGAACAATCAGCTAAAAGAAGACCTTAACAAGCAACAGTTTGAACTAGGAGTTTCCGAACAACTGAAAGAAACGGCTTCGGCTTCCACTGCTGAACTTTCAGTCCCCAACAACAATGATAGTGGCACGTCAAATACTTCTACCACCCAGAGTACTTCGAGTGAAACAGATATTGCAAGCCTAGTCGAACAGACCCTGAAGAAACGAGAGCTAGAAAGTGTTGCTAAAAATAACATTGCTGTCGTCGAATCAGAACTTGATAAGATCTATGGAACGGAAGCAGGTAATGTCGTAAGACAGAAAGCTTCTGAACTAGGATTACCTTTAGCAGAACTAGAGGGTATGGCCTCAAAATCACCAGCTGCTTTCATGCAGTTGTTGGGTAAGCCAGCCCCTCAAATGTCTCCAATGGTCCAAGGTTCTATTCGAACTGAAGGGACTACGATGCAGGGTTCGGGAGAGAAGAACTTTGGTTTCTACCAAAACCTTCGTCGAACAGATCCTAAAGCCTACTATAGCACTTCGAACCAACGGTCAATGATGGCAGATGCCGACCGACTAGGTTCTAAATTTTACTCGTAAAGGAATACGAACATGGCTGGTAACACAGTAGCTACACTAGCACTAGCAAAACGTGCAGAAGTTTGGTCCGCCGAACTTAAAGAGATCTTGCGTGACGAACTGCAAGGTATGAAATATGTGAAGTGGTTGGATCAATTTCCAGACGGCGACACATTCAAGATCCCATCACTTGGTGATGCGACACTTAACGACTACTCAGAAGACACAGCTGTAACATACGATCCAATCGACGATGCACAGTTCACCTTCTCAATCACTGAGTACTTGCAAGCTGGTAACTACATCACCAACAAAGCAATGCAAGACGTATACTACGCAAATGAGATCATGTCTCAGTTCGTACCATTGCAAGAACGTGCTTTGATGGAACGTGTTGAAACAGACATCATGGCTCTTGGCGGCCAGCAAACTTTGGACAATGCTAACACTATCAATGGCGTTGCTCACCGTATGCTAGGTTCTGGTGCAGGTGGTAAGATTGGTGTTGAAGACTTCGCCAAAGCTAACCTTGCTCTGAAAACTGCAAAGGTTCCACAGAAGAACCTCGTAGCAATCGTTGACCCATCCGTTGAGTTTGAATTGAATACATTGTCCCAGTTGACAAACGTATCAAACAACCCACGTTGGGAAGGTGTTGTACGTGATGGTATCGCCACTGGCATGTCATTCATTGCAAACATCTATGGTTTCGATGTTTATACTTCTAACTACTTGAAGACAGAGACTGCTGAAACTATCGGTGGTACAACTGTAAACAACGCAATCACCAACATGTTCTTCTCTGCTGACCAAGCTGTACTACCATTTGTTGGTGCATGGCGTCAGATGCCAGAGGTGGACACTGAGTACAACAAAGACTTCCAACGTACAGAGTTTGTAACTACTGCACGTTATGGTATGAAATTGTACCGTCCAGAGAACTTGGTCACTGTTATGACTGCGCCTCTTGCGTAACTAAGATACAACGGGAGGGGAGAAATCTCCTCCTGTTACTACTTTCTACTTGACAAGTTTTGAGACTCTGTGTATAATAGTCTTAACACTTCCACCCAGCAAGGACATCTAACATGGCTAACGTAGAACACTCAGCACTAACAGGCAGTGCACTGCATGAACCTAAAGGTACCTCTTCTGCTGCCTCTGGTGAAGTGTATGTAGCTACTGGTTCTGGTTCTGGTATCTGGCAGACTATTCACTCTCATGCCTCCGTAGGTACCAACTTTAGTACAGTTAGTCCCTCGTATGCTTATACCCTTGATACAGACATTGCTGAGAAGTTTGTATCCTTTACTCCTGATCAAACACACGTAGAAGGTTTTACTGTAAGTACTTCACCAAACCTCCGTGTAACCTACGACAATGCTTCTTCTATCCACACGTATATTAGTTTTGTTATATCAGCTGGTAAAGAGAGTGGAGGAAACCGCAACGTAGAATGGGTTTTGTTTAAGAACGGTGTAGAGATTTCAGGTTCTCGTACTATACGTACCTTGGGAGACAACGACCAGTGGGGTTCTATGACAGTTCAAGCCATGACTACTTTGGTAGAAAATGACTACATTGAGATTAAGTCTAAGGCTAGTGCAGACAACACCCCAGTTATCTATGCCAACCTTCAGCTTTCTATTATTGGAATGAGTGCATAACATGAAAATGAATCTCCTCGAAATGGTCCAGAACATCCTATCCGACATGGACTCGGAGGAGGTTAACAGCATTTCTGACTCTAACGAAGCAGAGCAGGTTGCCAAGGTAATCGAGAATACCTACTTTGGTTTAATCGCAACTCGTACCATCCCCGAACATGCTCAGGTAATTAAGTTAAACTCTGCTTCTAGTTCAGTACGTCCTACTCACTTCACTTTTCCTAGTCGTGTAAAGAACATTGAGTTCTTAGACTACAACGTCTCTAAGGCTGTGGGTGGTGTAGAGTACCAACGTCTTACTTACATCTCACCAGACGAGTTCTTTGGTTTATCAGATGGTCGAGATAGTCTTGCATCTAACATTGTCCAAGTTAAAGATGTACAGGCAGACAGTATCCTTCTCATTCGTAACGATGTGATGCCTAGTTATTACACCACGTTTGACGATGAAAACATTGTTCTAGATGCGTACATGTCCTCGGTAGATGCTATTCTCACCTCGGCTAAGACACGGGCCTATGGTACTAGGTACCCAACATTTGATTCTTTCTCTGACACATTTGTACCAGACATCGACGATGTTATGTTCCCTTACTTGTTAGCCGAATCTAAATCCTCAGCAATGTCTTTGTTTAAGTCTGGTTCAGATCCTAAGATCGAACAGGCTGCTCGTAGACAAAAGAGCTACGTACAGAATGACATGCACAGAGTAAAAGTAGGAAGAACTAAGAATGACTATGGTAGACGTTAAAGTAACTAAGAGCCAAGATGGTCTCGAAACTAAAGTAGAAAGCTCTAAGACTGAAAGAGCAATGATCGTCTACAAGCCTGATAACGGATTTAAGTTTTACGCAGTTAAGTACGAAGGTGGTTCTAACGCACCTGAGGAGTTACAAGGTACTTGGACAGGAAGTGCTGGAGCCGTTAAGGCTGTCCTGCGCCACCTAGAACACAAGCCAGTCTCTCAACGTAAGGCAGTGAACGAACGTGCTAACAAACGTGCTCTTGAAAAGGAAAAACTAAATGGCCCAAAGCCTGATTCAAAGAACGGTTAACACGTTTGTTAAAGGTCTTATTACTGAGGCTTCTGAACTTACCTTTCCTGAGAATGCTTCCGTTGATGAACTGAACTGTACCCTTTCTTTGGATGGTACTCGTCGTCGTCGTAAGGCTCTTGCGTATGAAACAGACCACGTTCTTTCAGACATTGTAGTACCTGAGGGTACCTTGATCCACACACTGGACTGGTACAACGTGGCTGGTCAGGCCAATCTTGAGTTCCTAGTCGTACAGGTAGGGGCAATAGTTTACTTCTATGAGAAGGCAGTAGAGCCTCTGTCTGGTAACAAGTTTGCTAACTCAGTAGACCTTAACACCTTCGCAGCTAGTAACAACCTTTCCCCTTCTGAAGAACGTATTCAAGTTACTTCTTTGAACGGGGAACTTGTCATTGCCTCTGCTGCTGTTAACACATTCCATGTAAAGTTTGACACAGTTGCTAAGACCTTTACGAGTACAGTCATTGCGTTTAAAGAACGTGACTTTGAGTGGCAAGGTTCAGATAACGAAGTTACCAATCTTTACTTCTCTTCTGGATCGTCTACTGAACGTACCTATGATGCCAAGAACGTAGGTTGGGGTCAAGGTGGTGGACCAGCTGTTTACAACAACCCCCTTACCCATGCTTGGTACGCAGGTAAAGATGCTAACGGTGCATTTAGTCAAACAGAGTGGTCTGAGGTTTATACTGGTTCATCCCTAGCAGCTAACGGACACTTTGTTCTTGACGTATTTAATAAGCAACGTGAGGGTCTAACAGCCGAAGTAGAGACTGCCCGTTTCCGTACAGTAGCTGCATATGCTGGTCGTGTCTTCTTTGCTGGTTTAGACTCAGCCAAGAACAGTGGTAAGGTTTACTTCTCACGCCTCACAGAACGCATGGCTGACGTAGGCAACTGCTATCAGGTGTATGACCCTACCTCAGAGATCATTAGTGACCTACTGGACACTGACGGTGGTGTAGTCAACATCCCAGATGCTCATAACATTCGTATGCTTCACGTACTAGGTGCCTCTCTCCTTGTCTTTGCTGAGAACGGTGTATGGGCTGTTGCTGGTGTTGATAACGTGTTCCGTGCTACGGAGTATGCTATCACCAAGATAAGTGACACAGGTATTGTTAACGAGGGTAGCTTCACTATCGGTGGAGGGGTACCTATCTGGTGGAGTAAGACAGGTATCTACGCCATTAAGCAAGAGGGTAGCCTAGCTGCTCCTACTGCGCAGAACCTAACTCTTCAGACAATTCAGTCTTTCTGGAACAGTATTGACAATGAAAAGAAAGCTCAAGTAATTGTAGAGTATGACCGTATCAACCAAAAGGTCTACTGGTTCTACCCCGACAACGGGGAGTCAATTGATTACAAGTATAACAACGCCTTAGTACTGGATCTAAACCTACAGGCATTCTACCCTTGGCGTATCGAGGATCAGGACGGATCAACTAGCTACGTAGTTGGTCTATCTTACTACTCAGGTCTAGGTTCTACAGCCACTGAGACAGAAGTCGTTAATGGTTCTGATGACATTGTTAACGGCTCTGATAATGTGGTAGCTACTCTTTATCGTGATTTTCTACTGGGTGACAGTGAGATCAAGGTTCTAGTACGAGACGGGGCTACAGGTAAGCTTACCTTTGCTACCTTCAACGGTGCTTACTACCTTGACTGGGATGAAGCAAACTACAGCAGTTATGTAGAAGCTGGCTATGACTTCATGGGTGACATGACCACCTTTAAGACTGCTCCTTACGTGACAACGTACATGCGAGTGACAGAAGATGGTTACACATACAACGGAATAGGTTACGACTTAATCAATCCATCTAGCTGTTTGATGTCAGTGTCTTGGAACCTTAACAAACTCACAGGTACTGCTAGGGAAATCTACAAACTAAAGGATGTACCTGTCGTAGACCCAGAGGACTTAAATA